CAATGGAATGCTGGTTCTATGGAAACTGCATTTAAATCATTGGTTAATCATAGAATTCCAGCATCAAGAAGAGAAGGCAAAGCTTATACAAACACATTTGCTGTTGTTCAAAAGATATGGTTAGATAATGAAAATAAAGTTATCAAACATAAAGGTGGTGAAGCGTTCTATTATTCACCTAGAATCATTATTCACTTCGGTGGTACACTTAGCCATTCAACTGAAAAGTTATGGGCTACAAGTGGAGGAAAACGCTATCAGTACGCAACAAAAACAAAAATTAAATGTGATAAAAATCAAATCAACGGAATTGAAGAAGTTGGTATGATTGTATCAACACCACATGGTTATTGGAATCCAGATGATATGGAAGGTTATAAAAAACAAAATAAAGAATATATCCTTAAACATTTGAATACAACTATGGATGACTTTACAATTGAAGTTGAAGAAAGTAAATTAAGTAAAGAAGACTTAGGAGAATAGTATTAACCAATTAAATTATAGCTAAATGCTAAACAAAAGACCACCAAGAAACGGTCAAAAAAATAAACTAGAAAACCATCAACATCTATTATTAGTTGATGGTTCTAGCTTATTTAAAAGGTCATTATTAGGAGCAAAAGATGAATATAATGATAGAGGAGAACATGTAGGTGGTATCTATCAATTTCTAACTGTACTAAGAAAATTATTATTAGATGATTTATACCATAAAGTGCTTGTCTTTTGGGATGGTACTCTTAGTGGTAAACTTAGATATAATATCTATAAAGATTATAAAATAGTTAGAGGTAAAGACTTCATAAATGGCACTTGCGCACAAGACGAAAGTGAAGTGTATCAACGATATAGAATCAAACAATATTTAGAAGAATTATTTATTCGACAATTAGAAGACGAAATTGTTGAAGCGGATGATTTTATTGCTTATATTTGCAATAATAAATCTGTTGGTGATAAATTAACAATAGTTACAAGTGATAGAGATTATTGTCAATTAGTTGATGATGACACAAGAATATACATGTGTGACTTAAAAAAATATATCACAAAAGATAATTTTAGTGAAAACTTTAAGTATTATTATGAAAATGCAAGTCTTATTAAAGTATTATGTGGTGATAACTCAGACTCAATTAAAGGAGTTAAAAGATTGGGTGAAGATACTTTAATAAAACATTTTCCAGAAATTACTGAAAGAAAGGTTACAATTGATGAAGTTATTAACAAATCTAAATTATTGCAAGATGAAAGGATAAATAATAAGAAAAAACCATTACAAATATTGGATAATATAAGTAATGGGATTACAGATGGGGTTCAAGGTGATAAATTGTTTGAAATAAATGATAAACTTGTAAACCTAAAAAAACCATTAATGACTGAAGAAGCTATTGAAATGGTTAATAATTTAATGATACTACCAATTGACCCAGAGGGTAGAGATATAAAAAATGTTTATAAATATCTTAAAAAAGATGGGCTGGGTAACAAAATAATTAATAACTTTGAGGATTATTTTATACCTTTTAAAAAATTAATAAATAGAGAAAATAAATAATAAGTTATGAGCGAAAATACAACAACACAAAAAGATTTTTCTTATCTACCGTTTAGTTTTACTTTTTATAGTAATGATAATATCGTATGTAAAAGATATTTTAATGTAGATAACTATGATAAATCATACTTTAATAAAAGAGATTCATCAAATCATATGATGATTGACCCTAAAAAAATTGATACACATATCACATGGTCTTATAAAATTAAAGATTTAATGGATGAATTAACTGGTATGCATAATGGTTATGGTAAAATGGGTATTATCCCAACATTCTTAAAAAATATTTGCGAAGATATTTCTTGGAATAATTACAACCCACATAATCCATATAACGTATTGGATATTAAAAACATTAATGAGACTGAAAACAATTATGTGTTAGAAATTTCATTTTACGAAACAGTTATCGCTAAAAGTACTTTTACTGGTAACGTATTTCAACCATACGCTAGAAAAGGTTTGCATTTAGGTAAAATTATACCTCAAATCATTTCAACAATTACCAATACTTTTGGTAATAGAAGAGTTAAAACAGAAGAAAAAACAGTTTAAAATAATTTTTTATGGGTAGTACGGTAAGTCATGACGATTTAAATAATTTAACAGAAGACTTTCAATATAGACTATTACACCATGTATTAACGGATGAAAAGTTTGGTTCAAGTATTATTGAATTAATAGAACCAAACTATTTCTCTGGTTCTTATTTAAGAGGTATAGTTGGTGAAATTAAAAATGCATATGAGAAACATGAAACTATCCCAGATTTAGGTAGTATTAGAATCAGAATGGCTGAAAAATCTAAAGCTGAAACCATTCTTAATATGTATAAACAAATATTAAATAAGATTGAGAATGCTAATTTAAACGATAGTTTATATGTTAAAGATTTAGGTCTTAAATTTTGTAAAAAACAAGAACTTAAAAAAGCATTGAAAGAATGTGAAACCATAATTAATGAAAGCGATTTGGAATCATATATTAAATGTGAAACAATTATTAAAAAAGCTCTTGAAAAAGGTGATACATCAAATAATATTATAAATGTATTACATAACATTAGTTCAGTGTTGGATGAAGATTATAGAAACCCAATCCCAACTGGAATATCTGGACTAGATAAAATAATGAATGGTGGTTTAGCTAAAGGTGAACTAGCTGTTATTCTCGCGGCATTCGGTGTGGGAAAAGCTCAACCATTATCATCTAAATTATTAACACCAAACGGTTGGATTAAAATGGGTGATGTTAAAGTTGGTGATTATGTTATATCTAGGGATGGTAACCCTACAAAGGTTATAGGTGTATACCCACAAGGTATTAGACCAATATATAGGGTTAGTTTTAATGATGGTACAAGTACTTTATGTGATGAAGAACATTTATGGTCGGTTAATACTATTAATCAAAGAAATAGGTCTACTAAAATTAACGGTAAAAGTATTAATTTAGAACCTGATAATAGTTTTAAAGTTATGAAAACTAGTGATATGATTGGTAAAGTTAAAGTTTGGAATAATAGAAGATTAAATTTTAAAATACCAAACATAGAACCAGTTAATTTTAATAAAAAAGAGTTATTAATAGACCCTTATTTATTAGGTGTTATTTTAGGTGATGGTTGCATAACTAAACAAAATCAACCTAATTTTGTTACTAAAGATGTTGAAATTATAGATGAAGTTAAAAAAGTTTACGATAATATTTCGTGTTCTGAACTTTTTAGGACTATTGAAAAAAATATAGATGGTCAGTTAGTTTTAGAAAAACGTTCATTATATAAAGTATCTTTATTAGGGATTAAAGATGATTTAATTAAATTAAATCTATATGGTTGTGATTCAAGTAATAAATTCATACCTATTGATTATTTATACACATCTATTAACGATAGAATTAGATTATTACAAGGTTTAATTGATACTGATGGTTATATAAATAATCATAGAATTGAAATTAGTACTGTATCTAAAGAAATGTCTGAAAACATTAAAGAGTTAGTTTTATCATTAGGTGGTAGAATAAGTATTAAACCGACTCAAGGTAGATATAAAAAAGATGGGGAAGTCATAAATACTAAAACATATTATAGAATTAATTTTAGTTTACCTGATAATGGTGTAATGCCAGCCTTATGTGGTAGAAAAATTAAAAACTTTATACCGAGAACAAAATATGGTAACAATAAATTTATAACATCTATTGAATATTCTCACCAAGAAGAAGCTCAATGTATAATGGTTGAAAACAATGAACATTTATATGTTACTGATGATTATATTGTAACACATAACACAACAATGTTTACTAAATTAGCTAATACAGCATTTAATGAAGGTTATAAAGTACTTCAAATATTTTTTGAAGACACACCAAAAACTATACAAAGAAAACATTTAGCGTGTTGGACTGGTGTTAATTTAACTGATTTCAATGAAAACAAGGAAGAAATACAAGAATTTGTTAACAACCTTGGTGATGATAGTAATTTAAAACTAATGAAATTAGATAGTACTGTAACTACTATGACTACCATCAAAAATGAGTTAAGAAAATTAATATCAAGAGGATTCAAACCAGATATAATGTTAATAGATTATATAGATTGTGTTAAACCGTCTCAAAGAGTTGATGATGTTAATGTTGGTGAAGGTATGGTCATGAGAGAATTTGAATCTATGTTATCTGAATTTGATATTGCTGGGTGGACCGCT